AATTAAACTTTGAAGGCCCGATGCACCCAAGAGCTTTGGATGATACGGGTCGCGGAGCCGGTAAGTTTTCGATGTATTCCAATGATAATGTCATTAGGAATATCAACGCACTCTTAGCTAAATCCGACGACCAAGCCGGTTTCAGGATTAACTCCCATTACGCCAACAATCCCGTTATCAAAGGTGTAGAGATTAAGTATGTAGCTCCACTTGATACGGCTAATGTTAGCACTTTCGGTACCGACCCGATTTTCGGTGTGAATAAGGATATGTTCTTCCCTGTCATGCTGAATCGTTGGGATTTCAAGATTGGTAAGCCGAGACAACGTGATAACCAAGCGGTTGTGATGACGGTTGATATTGATGTGGTTTACGCCTACAAGTGCCTGAGTAGACAATTCGGAGGCTTTCTTATAAATGCCCAATAGTAAAGGACTTATGTAAATTTAAGGACTTGCAAATGACTAAAATTTGTTCTAAATGCAAGAAAGCAAAAAGTCTCTTGGAGTTTCATAACAACAAAGCCCAAGCTGATGGATTGTCTAATCAGTGTAAACAATGTTGTTCTGAGAGAAATAAGCAACGAACAAAGGATGGTTATTGGCCTGAGTTTTATAAGAAATATGGTGGCGAAAAGCGAGCTGAATATCACCGTAAGTATTACAAGGAAAACAAAGAAGTTTTAGATGCGACAAACAAAGAGCGTTACCTTAACAATCGAGAAGAAATATTGTCTAGGGAAAAGGTTAAATATAACAACGACCCTGAATTAAGGCGGCATAAAATTCGTATCAATACTATTTATAGGCAAGGCAAAAGTAGGCGCAAGGAAACTTTACAAAAGACCGTAAAGCGAATTGGGAAGTATGATGCTAAATATTTACAAAAATGGTACGGTGAACAATTTGAAAAGCAACACGGCAGGTGTGCTATTTGCGGAGTTCATCAACTCGAAACAGGTAAGGCTCTTTCAATAGACCACGACCACCAAACTAAGGAGCTTCGTGGTTTGCTTTGTAATTCTTGTAATATAGGAATTGGTTATTTAAAACATAACCCCGAATCACTCGCTAAAGCGTGTAGTTATTTAAATAGAAGTAAAGTAAAGATTAGGAAAGTAGTATAAGAGACAGTTTGTTTGATATCGTGCAATTACGGTGCGGATGCGCCAAGTTGCGAATTGTTAATGTGGAAAACGTAACACATTACAAACGAATTTTTTTAAAAGTAAAGTGAGGTTAATTATGAGTTTAATACCTTTTGGTACGAATATAAATGCCCAGCGAAAGAGGGTTAGGTGGTACAACCGTGAGAGTTCCGCCGAGACCATCTACGAGGGGCAGCCGGTGTGTTATATGTTTGACACAACGACTAATATTCTCAATTATGATAAGGCGGCGGGTGGTGACCAAGAAGACCAATCGTCTCCTTCTACAACGGCGGAAGGCTATCAGAACGAAGGCAAGTTTATGATTGTCGAAAAGCCAGAGACCGACAACCTTCTATGGCTTGCCGGTGTTGTAGCCGGTGGCAGTTGGTGCGGTAAGAGTATCGCCGCAACGAGTTACGAATGGGTTGATGTTTTCGTTCCTAACGGAGCGATTGTCCCTGTACGTTGTGACGTTGATACTACAACCGGATTAACAATTTTAGCAATAACTGCGGATTCGCAGGAGCTTGGCTTTATAGCGTCGAATTCGAGACCCGTTGCCATTGCGGAAGAAACCGAAACAGGTCTTGACGGTACCGCCGGAATTACTTTAGCAAAGCTCGACCCGAATATGTTCTTGTATAATTCGGCGAGTGGGACTGCTTTAGACCTTGGCACTGGGGCTACTTTTACTGACCAATATGTTACGTCAGCTATAACTACCCAATTCTTACCGTTCCAAGTTCGTTCCGTACTTACCGGAACGGGTGCCGGTGGTTTGATTGGTGCTAAGTACACTACCGAGAACGCGGGGACTGCTTGCGTCGGTGATGTGTATGGGTTGTGGTCACAGGCGGCTAACATTTCGGGTGGTGCTATTTCCTCTGCCGGAAAGTTAGTTGGTATATGGGCTAAGACGCACACAGCTACAGATTCCGGTACAATAGCCTGTGATATTTGGGGCATTCAAGTTTCCATGTATAATGGTGTTGCTTGTAGTGGTACTACGGCAATGATGTATTTTGATGAGGGTACTGCGGTAGGAGAGACGGCTGATTATTGGTTCTCAACTTATAATAGCGGCCCTACATCAAGTTGTGCTTACACTGCGGACACATCCGGAACTAATCAAGCTGGGTCTCTAAAGGTGTTTATTGCAGGTGCGGTTGGTTACATTCCTGTTTACGACCAATCTGGTGTGCCGTAACGGATTGTTTTTATGGGAAAGGGGCATTGCGTCCCTTTCTCTTTTTATTATTTTAAGGAGACAGAAAATGCAAGTAAATGTATCGGTTGTTTTAAAAGCAATAGATGGAGTTAATGATTTGAAGAATAATGATGGCGATGGAAAAGTTAAAATCTTTCCTTTAAAGGATGCCATTGTTAATGCTGTATTGGCTCCTGTCAAGCATGATGAAAAAGGTGTTGATAAAGTGAAAAAATACGAACTCGCTAAAAAGGTTCAAATAGCAGATGGGAATGTAGAATTGACCATCGAAGATATCACGCTAATTAAAGAACGAGTCGGTGAAGTTTATCCGCCTTTGATAGTTGGACAGGTGTTTGAATTATTGGAAGTATAGACGGGCATTGTCTGTCTCTAAGGTTAAATAGGGGATGGGGCAAGCGATTAACCTTGCGACCCCCACCCTATTTGGCCGCAAAATAAAGGATGTGTTATGGCTACATTACGATTAGCTTATAGTGACATTTACGCTAAAGTAAGCGAGTTTCTCGGCTTGGGGTCAAGCCCCGCCGGTGACAATTTGACTTTAGTAAAAGACCTTACACATAGAGGGTATAGGAGATTCCTAACCCCATTCGACATGGAATCTAAAGCTATTTACTTATGGAGTTTCCTTAAAAAAAGAAGTGCTTTAATTACGACAAAAGGTAAGGCGGATTACTTATTACCGAGCGACTTGATTTCTTTGATTTCGGGATTTAAGTTTAACGCCGGTGAAGATAAACAAAACCCCGAAAAGATAGAATTTTCTAAGTTATCGGGATTGAGAAGTTTATCGGTAGCCGAAAGTCTACCGGAATATTACACAATTACCAACGGTGGGTATGATAAAACTACGGGTCAATTATACGAGGTGTGGTTCCATAAACCCCCTGATGCCGCCTACACTTATCGGTATAGATATATTTTCAACCCCGACGAACTATCCGCAACTACCGATTTATTCGTAGGGAATATGTTGTCCGACGAAGTGATATTGCAATGTGCAATCGCTGCGGCGGAATTACAAGAAGATGAAGTTGCGGGCGTTCAAGAGGCGAAAGCCGCTTCGATGTTAGCCGCTCTTATTAAGTATGACATGGGCTTCTCTCCTGATTCATCGAACGAGAGAGACCCTGATATCCAATCTTTATCTCAACCGGCACCGGTTGAAGGAGGCTCTCAATGAGTAGCTTAATTTTAACTTTTGAAGATGTCTACAAGCGAGTGAGCGAATTTCTAACCGGAGACGATATACCAACCGACAAAGATTTAAGGAAAGTTAAAGAGATTACACTTAGGGGTTATCGTAAATTCTTATCCCCAACCAATATGAGGAACGGGAAGCCGCATGTGTGGCAATTTTTAATAGAACATTCGGTTCTAGTCACTACATCGGGAAAGTGGATTTATGAATTACCCGCCAATTTCTCCGGCAAAATGTTTTACTTCGAACACGACACCTCTGCGGTATATCCGACGTTACAATATGTATCGGTTCAATCAATCTTGAGTAGACGAAAAACAAATAATACAAGCAGTTATCCAAATTTCTACGCCGTAAGGTCGGGAAGGTACGATAAGGTAGTGGGGCAATTTTACGAACTCCTGTTACATGACACACCAAATGCGGCGTATAAGTTGTTGTATTCTTATAAAATCGACCCGCCTAAACTTGAGAACGCAACCGATTACTTTATTGGCGGAGTTGGTTCATCGGAAGCTATTATTGAGTGCGCTCTTGCTGTTGCCGAATTACAAGAGAGACATGTGATTAGCGTTCATAATAAAATAGCAGCAGAGTTAGTGCAAGGTCTCATATCTTCGGATGACGGTAGCTCACCCGATAGTATGGGTTATAATCTCGACCCAAGCGTAAACGTGGTATCTCCACAGAGATATTTAGAAACAATACCGGAAAACACAGTTTATTTATAGAAGGA